AGAAGGGTACGGCGAACTTGTCCCCTCCCGTATTGGCGGGGTCGCCCACGGCAAAACGGTAAGAACACAACTTATGGTCTACCGTGTCGTAATTAAGTTCGGATTTAGGCAGTAGAAGACCTTTGGTTTCGATGGGCTCTTGCATGTACTCAGCGAGCCAAACCATTTCGTCCATGAGTGGGTCGTCCTTAATCCTGAAATATTCGTCCGTGGTCTTCACATCGTCACAGAACGTTTCCCACGCACCGTTGACCATTTGAAGGGCGGGAATGGTAATAACATAATCAACCGAACCAGAATTGATCGCTTCACCGATCACGTCCCCCATTGTCCAACGGGTTCCGATGAAAATTTCAGGACAGGATTTTTCCATACGTGAATTATGCTCTGACTGTTTCCACATCTTGGTAGAGGTTTGGGTAGCATCGGACATGGCATCGGTCATTCCCGAGTAAAGGTCATCCGTGATTGCTAAGTTCGCTCCTTTACCGATAATGTTCCCACCGACCCCCGCCCCAAAGTAAGCGCACTGACGGGAAGAATCTAAAGACCATGAAGCAAGGTTCTGCCTATTCTTAGAGAGTACGATTTCAGGAAAGACCTCTTTATATTTGTCTGATTTTACAATTCCACGGGTTGCGTAGGAAAATTCCTCATACAGACCTGCCGAACAAGTGTTCCTCATTACCGACAGTTCGGGGAACCTGCCTAACCAATAAGCGGCGAACATGGAAGTGATGTAGGACTTCCCACCACGGGGAGGCATCGAGAAAGCCACTTTTAGCCCTTTGCCCTCAATAAACGAATCTACGACCTTTTGGAATATCTCGGCAATGGGTTTTAAGAATCGTCTTCGGTCGTGAAAAAAGGAGAAATCCATGTAGCACAGAAAGAGCCAGAAATTCTGACGGCCTCCTTGACGAAGGACGGGGGCGGCTTCTTGGTAGTCCATTAATGTGCCTTAAAATTATAGATGGGTTTTAATACTTCGACAATATCAGCCGTATCAGTAATGGCGTTTTTAATTTCTTCGATTGTTTTGTACGCTTGCGGTGCTTCATCTAAGGTATCAAGACAGACGGACGTAGAAAATACATCAGTCATGGAGTCGTTAAATTCCTGCATGGATATTTGTTGTTTCGCCCTTGACCTACTCATTAACCGCCCCGCCCCATGTGGTGCAGAATAATTCCAATCTTCGTTGCCCTTGCCGATGCAAAGAAGCGACCCGTCACGCATATTAATAGGGATTAAGAGCGTTTCTCCCAATTCAGCAGATACAGCCCCTTTTCTTAAAATCATGCGCTTAAAATCAATATAATTGTGTATTGTTTCAAACCTCGAATCTTCTCTTAATCCGTAATTTTTGATTATAATATTCGCCATAGTCGCACGGTTCAAAATAGCATACCTCTGAACAATTTGCATATCATTCATGTAATTGTCAAAATCAACCCCCTGCAAGTATGCCAAGTCTTTGTCGGCTGACGGCTTTTTGACGTTCTTAATTTCTTGTTCAATATCCTTTTGCCTGCCTTCTTTTTTCAGCCTTTCGGCTATTTCTTTGAATATCTTACCCATCTCGTTAGCGTTCTGAAAAGCCTTGTCTTGATAATGTTTACAAACATCGCCGCCAAGTTTACGGCTTCCAGAATGGATTACAAGATACAACCCGTCTTTCCCTTGCTCTATTTCTATGAAGTGATTTCCACCACCAAGCGACCCGATTGAAAGCAATGCCCTTTTCAAATCAACCTGTTTGGCACAGGCCAAATCTGAAAAATCAAAATCAGCCTTTTTCGATTCGTGTACATTAAATCCACATGGAATAAAATCGGCAATGATTGAATCCAACTTTTGAAGGTCAATCGTTTTATCTTTCAGTTTCACGGTTAACATCCCACAACCAATGTCAACGCCTACCAAATTTGGGGTCACTTTGTCAGTAATGCGGATAGTCGTACCAACCGTACACCCTTTCCCTGCATGAGCGTCTGGCATTATCCGTATCTTAGAATCCTTATAGGCTTCAAATTCTACAAGTTTCCTTATTTGTTCGTATGCCTCGTATTCAAACGTTTCTGCATAAATATTGACAATGTTGCCATTTTTAGAAGTTATCGTTTTCATGGTTTTAAAATTTATCCACCATTTGTTGAATCAGCTCGACAGGAAGCGGGGCGGTCGGGGTTTTGTCAACAATCCCGATTTCCACATTCTTGCCGTAAAGTCTTGGGAAGTAGTTCTCCGCCCGCCACTGACGGACTTGAAGCATGGCTTTCCCCACATCGGCCTTGATTGTGCCATTTTTCATCATTAAGATAATATCATCCTGTTTGCCGTCCTCGACCTCTGCCTTGAACATTAATGCTTCACGGTACATTTCCCGAAGGATGGCATTCTCTAATCTCCACCTGCGAAAGACGGGTTGACTTACACGGAACTTCTTTAGAGCCTCTGCCACATTAATCCCCGCCCCGATCATGTCGCAAAGCTCAACACAAAGGTCATGGTCGTAGGGTTTCATCGGCATACCGCCTCCGTGGTTCTTGACCTGCTTATTCGACTGAATGTAAGAGGCAATCTCGCCTTTCAGCATTTGGGCATGGGGACGTGGAGTTCCTTTGTCGCTTCTCGTGTGCTTCGGGATTATTCCTTTAGGACGGCCTTTGCCACGCTTCTTAACTTCAGGCTTGGCTACGAAACGGGGAGGGTTGGGGAGGTCTAAAATCAGGGGCTTGACTCTTGGCATGGTTAAAACTGCGAATTAGTTTTTTTCCAGTGCTTGAATTGCCGTGGAGTCAAATTTTGGGCAAAGCCTAATCGGTATTCAAGAAAATGCACCTTCATGCAAAGTTTGTCGTTTTGGGTAAGAAGGTCGCCTATTCGACTTCCGTCATTTCGAAGGGGTGCGTTGAAACTATTTTCGCAGTCCACAAGTTGACGGTATTTTGACAAAGGAATCATTACGGTGCTTTCACCAGAACGCAGGGAATCTACCAACGACTTGCCAAAAGCTTTATCTTCGTCAGTCATGAAAGAATCCCGCTTTGATTTTATCATTCGCTCAATAGAGTCCCTTCTTCGTAAATCCTCCGATTCAAGGCCCTTAAAATACTCGTACTTCTGCAACGAAATGGTTACAGTGCCGTTTCCCATCATTCCTTTAGGTGATTCCATAATTTTAGTTTATTCGTTCAATCCTGCGTTCGTCAATCTCATCAAATTCATAGTCTGCATATTCATCCTCAACTCCACAGACTAACCATGTTTGGGGTTCTGATTCCCATCTTGCAGGATACCAATTTACCCCATCACGCACCCAATAATAACCCGATTCTCTTTTCATATTGATTTAGTTAAAGTGATACTTCAAGTTCTTGGCCCGTTAGGGCGAAATATAGGTTTTGGAGCTGATGCAAAGATTCAATTTCTATTCCGTTTTCAGAAAAGTAGTTGTCCTCACATTCAATCCATAGAAAAAATTTAACCCCGTGCTTTGAAACGTAGATTTTAGACCTAAAAGCAGTGTCGCTTTGGTCTGAGCCTAAAAACCCAGCAGCGTCTCTTTCAAATCCACACTTCAACAGGATTTCTTCGGTTAAGGGGATAGGCTGTAAATTGCCGTAATATTCAGTCAGTGGGTGGACGGACTGCAATCCCACGAACATATCCATATAGACTTTATAAAAATCTATGTGGTCAATCCGTAATGTTTTTCCACCACGGTCTAAAACATAATTCCCAATTCGCAAACTCGATGCTTCCATAGTTAAAGCTTTACTTTAAGTTCAAACTCCTGCAAGGCCAACCATAGACCCGTGCCACTGATTCTTTTCCCTGAATTTCTTAAACTGAGAAACAGTCATTCTCGAAATCTCACGAACCTTGGCGTTCGCATCGTTGCATTCCTTTTCGATTTTCTCGAATGCATCTTTCAAATCTTTCATCTCCGCTTTCTCATCCACCATGAAAATAATGTCCGCCCTGCCGTGAAGATAAACCTCAACAGCAAAACCCTTGTCCCTTAAAGACTGCAATTTCGCACACTGTCCAATAAGGCTGTTATACCTTTCCAATCCAATAGTTACTGATTCGTCCATGATGTTTTATTGTTTAATCAAAGGAACGTCAATCCATTTATATTCGCCAAACTCCCCACTATTGGAATCAAGTGAAAACTGCTGAAGGATTTTAACCATCCTACCAGTGTTTGCGTCAATCTCGACAAATCGTTCAATGAACCTAATGTCACCCACTTTGGGGAGATGAGACTTTCTTACTTCGTCTTTAAGGTTGTCCATAATAATTGTTATTAGTTTCTTGCAAATATACAACGCAATATTTAAAATCAAACATAAATCCGTAATTAAATTCAAAAAAAATGGTAAAATGCTAAGAATGAGCACTTTAAGCATTTGCTCTTTTGAAAATGATAGAAATTTGCTGACGACAGTATCACGCCCCCCCCCTATCATTAAGTGTCTTTCCTACACTTATCCATCCCTGCCCTGCTCTAAGCCATTATATAGTTCATTGCCCACATTGATAGCCTTAATCTAATTGGACAGCACAGTGAACCCTATTTAAACCCGTTGCCGCCTCTGTTGATCCTTTCAATTGACTGGTCGAACCAAAGGCGGTACTTAGCACTTGTATAGTTGCCTTTTAGTTGATGCCTGTAAACTGTCAGGGATACAATGCCTATGAATTTGGCAATGACAACCTTGGACTTACTGATACAGATGGACTGATCTGATACCCTTAAAGCGACGATAAAACGTTCTTTTTGCATGATATGTTAGTATATCTCGTTGAATAGCATAACAAAGATACTGCAATACCTTGGATATTGTGCTATGATAAGGAAGATAATGCGGTTATAAGTGTACAGACTACAGTTAATTAGTGGGATGAGCATGTAGATAGTCCTGTATTGCAACTTGTATACGTTGTAAGCATGATTAACACTACAATGTCATTCGTTCATTGGTTAACTTGTATACTATACAGACGGCATATATACAGGCAGGGCAGCACCTATTCAACTTGTATACCTCTGAACCCTTATTCCCATTGACTTCTTATTCCTTCGTGCCTTAACTTGTATACATCGTCAGTCACAGTGCTATGTTAAGTAATTATGTAGTTGTATACCTTGGAAGGCCTATAAACAGGCACTTTTGGGGCAACTTGTATACCTTTTATGCGTGAAGAGGCAACTTTGGATGATTAATCACATTATTCTCACCTTCTTTTTTTTGTTCATTCTCACTACTTTTCAACATTAATCGACCTTCACGCATACTTTGGGCTATTACGACTGTATTATAGCCTTAATCCGGTATTGTGCTAACAATCTACTTTTAAGGTTGTTTGGGGTGTTTCTCTGCCTTAATGGGCTTATAATGTGTCTTAGAGCTGTTTTCCCCTTGTTTCTGGCCTTTTACGGCTTAATTGGTAGTATTATAGCCTTTTTACTCTGAGCGTCTTAGATCGCTTTAAACCGTCTTTATTCAAATTCTTTCCTGTCTATTCAACATAATAATATAATCTTTCAGCCCTTTCTTTCGTGTTTTATCGGTTATATAGTTGAATTATAGAAAGTTGCAGCGTTTTTGTGTTTTAAGAGCATGTTTTGTAACATACGTTTTAATTTGTATCGGTTTGTTCGTTGCCTTATCTTTGACGTATCAAAACAACTAAAAACTACAATTATGAAAACTTCAACCTACGACATTCTTACCAAAATCACTACCGTTGCAATCGCTTTGTCCATTGCTGGAATCACATTGTCTTTCATGGTTGGATGCAATCAACCTGCAAACGGATTGGCAATTTTAACAGTATCTGGGATTATGCTTGTTTTATCGGGTATTTCTTTTGGAATCCTAATGAGCAAGGAGATCGTTTGATCTTTGTCCTATTAATCATTCACTAAAAAATATCCTATTATGAAAGCAACAAACAAGCAACGTTCTGAAATATCCGCTTTGTGGTTCAATTCAGCATTAAAGCAAAGTTCTGCAAGCTTAGTCCTTACTTCTTATATTCAGGACGGGAATACAACCTTTAGCGTTGGTGTCTACTCTTTTGATTCTAATTCGGGAATTAGCTATGTATCCGCTATTGATGGATATAAGAAACTAAATTATTCTGAAATCAAATCTTTGTTGTCTTAATCTATTAATCTTTAATACTTACAACTATGCAACGCATTACAAAAAAATCAGTTATCAACTATTTGGTTAAAACAGGCTGCAATGTCTTAGATGCGACTGAGAATGTGAATCAGAACTTTGAGTACATCAAAGCTCACTACGAAGGCCTGACTGTTGCCCGTTTTGCTTACATATCATGGAGGCTCGACTAATGACCCCAAAACGCTTTTCTCTCCTTTGCTGCCTTGTCATTAACTTAATCGTTTGGGCGGCTGCGGTTTATTCAGTAATTACAATCTAAAAATTAATAAAAATGAAAACAATTAGCAAATTAACCCGCAAGTACTTTTGTTCTGTGTATCCTGAAATGTCAAAAGTTCGCAGAAACGACCCTATTGATTTTGAGGTACGGTTTCACGATTGGAAGCGTTCACGGAATCACGGCAGTATTTAGCCGCTTTCCTTTGTCCCTTTGGTAGCTATCCTTTCACGGATTAAGTCGTACAAAGGGGCTTAAAAGTGCCTTATTTGAACTTAAAAACAATTATTAATACCTTACAAAATGGAATCTAAAAAAACAACAGCCGAAGTACTTTTTAGCGCAAACGGTCAAACTGATTCAAAGCATATTTTAAACACTTGTAATAAGCCTGTTGACGATAAAATACTCAGGGATATAGAGGACAACGGTGTGACTATTGAACAACTCAACAGCCTACAAAAAAACGGGTTTGACGTGTTTAAATATCAAACTCAAATAACAATACACGGCGTTTTTTCTAAGTTGCTTGTGAATTATTTGAACGGATATAAGAACCTGTTTCAAAATAAGAACCTTTCAATCGGTGTGAAGTGGAACGCTATAGACAGCGAAAAAAAGGAACGCATTTACAGCCTATGCAATTTAGTTGGTTGGCATACCGAGAAAAATTCAAGTGAGTACTGCATTTTTAGACAGTGCCGTGTAAATTCAAAAAGTGAGGCAATAGAAAAATCCTTAGAATATAAGGAACTGACTAAAAATATTGATCCGTCTTTATTCTATGGAGGCGTTTCTATTTATATGCAGCCTTACTTTGGTATGTACTATGTAGTTTGCACGGTGACAATTAACGGTATCTTTGAAAATAACGTGAATAAAGTAACCGAGCAAATAACAGGGAAAACAATGCAGGAACTTACAGAACTTTGGGACGCTAAAATACTGGCTCAACAAAAAGAAAATGAACGGTATGAACTTGAAAGGATTGAACGGGATCGACTTCAGAAAATAGCAAATGAAGAGTCTAAGATCCGATCAAACGACTTTATTGAAAAACACCCGTTGAACGGGTTTGAACGCAGCACCGATGCAAAAATAGTATCCGGCATGATATGTGCAAAGATTAACAGGGACTCAACAGGGTACAATTTTTACGGATTTAAAAAGATTGGAGCTTCTATGTGTAAATTCAAATGTGACATTGACGGAAACAAATTAGATAAAGCGGGTTCATATCCTTTGGCTACCATTTCAGGACTGATTAAAACATCAGAACCCACACCGAAAAAAGAACCCATAAAACAGACAGTAAGCGCTTCTACCATTGTATCCGTGAAGGTTGTACCATATTCAGAAAAATCCTTTGCCGTTGTAGGTGACACCAAACCAATAAAAGAAATCCTGAAATCGCTCGGGGGTTGTTTCAATTCACACCTTGCTTGTGGTATTGGTTGGATATTCCCTATATCTAAGATGCAGACCGTTTCAAACTTCCTGAATCTTTAATACCATACTACCATGAAATTAGACACCGAATTAAAGCAACCTATCATTGCGAATATTGTCGTTGGGTTGGCTGTTGTTATTGAGATTATTCTACTCACTTAATAAAGTACTGTCATGCAAGCAACTAAAAGACAATGTACTGAAGTATCACAACTTTGGCAAATATCAGAATTGAAAGGATCGCTATCAAATTTAGTGCTATCTATTTCACAAGTAGGTACGGATACCTTTTTTACAATCGGTTCCTACTCTTACAATTCAATAACAGGACTAAGTAGAATTAATCCCTTGAACGGGTGCAATAAATTGTCCTATTCGCAAGTAAAAACCCTTTTAATGTAATAAGTACTATCATGTGTAAAAACCCCTTACAATCCCTTAAAAACGACCTTAGCGACCTTTGCGACTTATACACCGAAGGTACAATAAACGACATTCAACTACTCGAAAGACGGTTAAAGCTATGTAAAACGTACTGCCTGAACTTTGCTCAACTATTAAGCATTGAAAACGAGCTTGCGGATACTGACTGCTTCAGGTAGGCAACAGAAAAATCCATACAACAGAAAAATCCCTACATAGGGGAGCGAAAAAATTCAAACAGTACAATCAGAAAAATTCACTTAATAACAAACAAAATGGAAAACGGTTACAATTATGCTATTTTGTGTCCAAACAGGCCAGATTTAGCATGGGAAAGCACTCTTTTGAGCAGCAAGTATTTGAAGTCTAAAAAGTATGCATTGATTCATAAAACGGTTTACAAAGACCATTCAGAGGGTATTACATTCATTACCTATTCAAACGACCTGCAAGCACTTGCCAATGATATGAAGCAATATATATCTTGGTACGATCAAGTTTCAGGTTTCAAAAAGGACATTCAGGGAAACATATCAGAATATTAAACACTGGAACGATGGCACGAATAGAACCATTTGATTTTACATGCGACAACGGCAAGGTAACGGGTGTTGCCTTTGATGAGAAACTAAAACAATACACCGTAAACGTTCAGCGTTTTTCGGATGCTGAATACATTCTACGGTTGCAACTTGCTTCAACTCTTGGAGGTGTGGACAGAAAACCGCTAACTAAATGGCAACGGCTTAGAAGGAAAATCCACAACCTTTCACGTTATCGGCTCAGGTGGGTTAATATTGACGATTACGATTAACTGCCTAACTTCCACAGTCCAGCAGTGTACGAGGGAAAATCCTATTTCAAAGATCGCATACAAATATACTACACAAGCGGGAAAATTCCTAATAAATAGACTTAAAACTTTAATAATCAAACGAATAAAATGAAAACAAAAACGAAATCACTTCTTATTTACCTACTAATTTGTGCTATTTTCGGGTATATGCTCGGAGATAGTGAAACATTGGATGCTGCATTCAAAAATCCAATCCATCGGATACTTGCATCGGTTCCGTTTATGATATTGATGCCTGCCCTTTTGGTTTACTTTAGCAAATTAGAAAGGAGATGCCGCCGATGAAAAAGCCTTTTGCCCAACAACTCCAACAGCTATCCTTTGAAGATAGAAAAGAGGTGAAAGCTCGCATCATGAGTGACCTGAACATACTTCCACGGTCATTAGAACTTTACGTTTACGGGAGGATGGAATTAAACCCTTTGAAGGTAATGTACTTCAAAACCCTCTTCAAACAATATAATGTTATATGGTAGACAGAAAAATCCTACACCTGCCAACAGAAAAATTCTATGAGACTTCAAATCGGAGGCGTCTATACGCTCACTTACCAAAGTTCCCCTTCAATGCGGTTCAAATTGGCAGAGATTGACGGGCCTAAGGTGCGCCTCACGACACGGAACAACTCTTTCTGGACGAGTGCTGCCTGTTTAATTTATACAGGGCGCAAACAGCCTAAATGGAAGCGGAGGCTACAGAAAAAAGAGAATCGGGAAAGGTTGACCGTTCTTTATGCTGATTCCAATGTTGATTTAGACCCTGAAAAGACCGCTGCCATTGTAAAGATGCTAAAAAGCGATGAAATATTCTATTAAAAAGTGCAACAAAATGAACAATTTCACAAAATGTTTCGTACCTTTGTTTTGCTGTACATACGATTTTACTTAGGATAGTGGCAAAAAGGAGCCTCATCAGACATAACCCTAAGAAGTATGTGCAGCACTGATGAGGTTTTTCTTTTTGCCACACGCTTTTATTCCAGTTTCGGCGGGTTATAAAATGAAACGAGTCTGATTATTCAGACACAATGAGGGTAACGGAATACGACAGGAAAGGCCCGCTCTAACGAAGGCTGTTAACGGCGCAACGTACAACCAAAGGAAAGCTGTCGATGTTCAATGTACGGAGACTTAGTTCCAGCCCCTCGACTCTGAAAGTTGCTTAAAATGCTTTCATTGTTTAGTCCAAACTTGGGGGAATAGTACGGAAGAAGAGCCTTTTGCTTCAATAGTTAAATAAGTGTTAAAAACCCCGTTTTTTAGGTTGTCAAACATGTTTTACCCTATTGACATTCACAAAATTAACTATTAAATTTACACCGAACTAAAACTTAAAACCTATGAACAATCAAATTTTAACCGAACGCCCAAAGGGTATGGATTTTGACACTTACAAGAAAGTACGCAGGAATCAGAAAAACAGTATCCGCAGGTATTTGAAAGGGCGGTATATCTGTCTTGGTCAAACATTTATCGGTAGTACAAAACTTGCCAAATTCATTTAGCCATGATCATCTACGGAGACAAAAGAGACAGCCCACCTTGCGATGAATCCCTTGGCTACACGGGCATGGACGAACTTGAAGAAACGGAACCGACCGAGGCGGAAAAATTCGACGAGTTCAAAGACGATGATGAAGAAGTTTTTTAAACGATTAATAAATAAATCAAATGCTAATTAAACGAAGTGAAAGTTTCCCAGAGAGACCGGTTATCATTACTCTGTACGGCACACCGGGTGTCGGTAAGACCTCAGTAGCTTGTACAGCTGAAAATCCTATCTTAGTCGATTGTGACCGAGGGGCTGACCGTTCCTGTTACAGGGCTGACACAATCATTGCTCAAAAGTGGGCGGACGTTATAGAACAAGACAAAGAGTTCGCAAAGTACGGCACCTGCATTCTTGACACTGCCAAAGCTATCTTGGATGACTATCTGATGGTTTACGTGGTCGAAAAGGACTACAAGCTAAAGACCAACAAATTGAAGGCCTACGGGGCTATTGGTGACGAATTTAAAGCCTTTACGAACTGCCGTAGGGCTGAATCTTCTGACATTGTGGTAATTGCTCACGCCAAGGAAGAAAAAGACGGGGACGTTACCAAGTTCTCACCTGACATTACGGGTCAATCCAAAGACCTGATTCTCAGAATTTCCGACCAAGTAGGGTACTTTACAATGGTCAACAATAAACGGGTTATCTGTTTTGACCCTACCGATAGGACAATCGGAAAGAACGTGGCACGGATTGAACCCATTGAAGTACCGAACGAAAAAGACCCAGCTTTCAAGACCTTCATGGCTGAGATTATCGCAAAGGTAAAGTCTTCAATCCGGCAACAGTCAGAGGAGCAAATAGAAGCTCAAAAAGCGATGGATGAACTACAGTTGACCATTTCCACCTGTGAAAATTCTGATGATCTGATGCTTGTTGTTGAAATTTGCAAAGGTCTGCCGACCCACCAACAGGCAGGGGCAAGAAAATTGCTTAATGCGAAAGTTTTGGCATTAGGACTGAAATACGATGAGGCTACGACTTCTTTTATTGCCAAGCCAAAATGATTCACATCAACCATGTAACACTGCTCGAAAGTTTCAGGCGTTTCCAAGTGGGAACGTCCGAAACCTACGACACCGAAGAATCTTTGATTGAGAATCTTACGGGGGCGTTCAAGGGTAACGACCTGACGAACATTGGTTCAGCGGGGCATTATCTTGTAGAAATAGGTGAACAAGGAAACTTTGTATCGGATGAGGTTATTTTCTCCAAGTTTGGAGTTAAGATGACACCTGAACAAAAGCAACTATTCTTTGACCATGCACAGCAAATGAAGCCGTTTGTGCCCGAAGTGTGGCATAAGAAGATATTCAACACTTCACGGGGTGAAGTCCTTGTGTCGGGCACCTGTGACGTCCTACAAGGCACTGTCGTGCGTGACACCAAATGCAAGTTTCGCTCACCGTCCATGATGGACTACTTTGATAGCTATCAATGGCGGTTCTACCTTTCAATGTTCGGGCTTGACCGATTCATGTACGACGTGTTTGAGTTCTCAGGGAATAACTTTCGGGACGTGACACTTTTCGAGTTGAAACAGCGCGAACCGTTTGAATGTTTGAGATACCCGAAAATGGAAACTGACTTAGTCAAATTGATTGACGAGTTTCTCGATTGGGTTGAATATCGGAATTTAGGATGCTATTTAAAAACAAAGCCATGTTTACCAAGAAAATCCGAGATAAAAAGTATCAATCAGTGAATTGTTTACTATCTTTGTTTCGCAACGTTTTAATAAGCCCACTAATGAGAAAATCCAACTATTTATAATATTTCAGCTAAGGCTGGCACTTTGAAGCAAGACGTTGCACTCTGGGCGCTTCAATTTGTCGGCTTTGGCTGATTTAATATTTTGAATTATGGAACAAGAAATCTGGAAAACAGTCAAAGGGTACGAGGGGATGTACGAAGTAAGCGATATAGGGAGAGTTAAGTCTTTACCCCGATTAGCTCGCTACAAAAGTTGGAAACGGGGGGTTGGAGAAAGAATCTTAAAAATCCGACTAAATAGAGGCGGCTACCCAGTTGTTGACTTACATAACGACGGAATACAAAAAACCGTGTCGGTTCACCAACTTATGGCCATTGCTTTTTTGGGGCACAGTCCGAATGGATATTCTTTAGTTGTTGACCATATCGATGGGCAAAAGACACATAATTATGTGGAGAATTTTCGATTAGTTACGAATAGGTTTAATTGCACATTGGGGGTTAGGAGGGATCGATATAGATTAACATCTAAGTATGTGGGGGTGAGCTGGAGAAAACATAGAAAAAAGTGGCGCTCTCAAATAACGATTGAAGGTAAACAAAAACAATTAGGCGAATTCAAAAACGAAGTCGACGCTGCAAATGCCTATCTAAATGAATTATCAAAACTTCCGATAACACCACTACAATGAAAAACAGTGAGATTTTGAAACAGCAAGCCGATGAGGAGGAAAACGACTTAAAGGCGTTGGGCGTTTATACCAAAGTTTTACGGGAAGAACGTTACGAAAGGTTTGAGAACTACAAGGAAAAGTTGCTTCAAAAAGGCTACAACCTGACCGAATATGAGGCCAATGGGAA